TTGGAAAATAAAATAAGTTTATAATAATATAAAATATGTATTGACAAATTAAAGTAAAGGTGGTATTATTAATGTAGGGATAAGTAGAGGACTAATTAACCTCAACTGACAAGAGTGATTTTTTATCTACCGTCACTCTTCCTTGATTTTTACATATATTAATTGGTAGATAAATAATACAAAGAGAAGGTAGATAATAAAATGTGTGAGGAATGTAAAGAAGAAAAGAAAGTTATAACAAGAATATGTCGTAAATGTGGAAAAGAATTTCCAATGACAAAAGAATATTTTGAAATAAATAAGAAATGTAAAAATGGATTGACAACACAATGTAGAGATTGTATTTCTATTAAAAGAAGGTCTAGAATGGGTACTACTCGAATAAATAATAAATGGACTAATAAAGATATAGATATACTGAAAGCTTATTACCCAAGTATGAGTACTAATAAGATATCCGAGTTATATATGCCTTATAGAACAATTTCACAAATACAAGATTATGCTACTAAAAAATTAAACCTGCATAAAAATGAAGATTATTTAAAGATAAAGATATGTAATAATATAGAAATTACTGAATGGTCTAAATCAGAGATTGAGATATTAGAAAAATATTATGAAAATACTGGTAATGATGAAATGGTTATGAAATTAAAAAGAAGTAAAGAATCTATAATAACTAAGGCTAATAGACTAGGACTGCATAAGAATAATGATATAAAAAACATAAAACACTATAAATTGAAATTACACAAGGAAACTTATATTTATAAATGTTTTAACTGTGGAAAGACTATAATAAGAGAATATAAATCACAATACAACACCATATTCTGTAACAGAGTATGTTTATCACAATGGCAATCTTTAAATACTAAAGGTGAAAAAAGTGTAAGATATAACTCAGAATTAATTAAATGTGAATATTGTGGAGAACCTATTTTGAGAAATCAATCTAAAATTAATTTAAATGATAATAGTTTTTGTTCAAGAGAATGTTTTGGTAAATGGAAAAAAGAAAATGAATGTGGAGAGAATAATCATAATTATGGAACAGTTTGGAGTAAAGAAATGAGGCTGAAAGGTGCAGAAAGAGCCGTAAAAAGGCTAATAGAATCTGATTTTAGTTATAGAGAGACCAAACCACAGATAATTACAGACAATCTTTTAAATGAGTTAAATCTAGTTAATGAAAATGAATACGATTGTAAATATTATTTAATGGATAATTATTTAAATGATTATAATCTAATGATAGAAGTACAAGGTGATTTCTTTCATTGTAATCCAGTTATGAATTTAAAAAATAGTAGGAAGACAAAAATTTTAGGGAAAGATAAAGCCAAACATACCTATGTTAAAAAGTATTATGGAATTGAAATTTTATACCTATGGGAAAAAGATATAATACAAAATCTAGAAATATGTAGACAGTTAGTTTTGCAATATGTAAATAGTAATGGAATTTTAGAAGATTATCATAGTTATAATTATTGTTTAGATGAAAATAATAAGATAAAAATAATAGAAAATAAATATATGATAGGTTATTAAGAAGTTATTTAATTATAGCTTCTTTTTTAATGCGTAAATTTAAAAGGAAGTGTAGTATATGACAGTAAAAAGAAATATAAAAAATACGACTACGAAAAAAGAAGTTATAAGGAAACACTGTAATGACTGTCAGAAAGATAAACCAATAATCAATTTTTATCAATCTGGAAGCAAAATGTTTGACGGACTTGCCCCAATTTGCAAACAATGTACTAAAGATATGATTAATTATGAAGATATAGAAACAATTTATCTTGTATTACAAACATTAGACATGCCTTTTGTAGTAGGTATATGGGAATCATGTAATGAAAGAAGTATAGAAAAAATAAAAGAAGGCAAAAAATATGATGTATTTGGTAATTATGTACGTCAGATTAATTCATTGCCAAATTACAATGCTATGGGATGGAAAAATAGCGAGTTTAAAGAAGATATAGAAAAGAATAAGCAGAAAAAAATAGATAGAGAGAATAAAGAAAATCACATAAATGCATTAGTTACAGATGATATGTATGAACGATGGGGAGAAAATTATACTAAAAAACAAATGATTGATTTGGAGAAGTTTTACAACGATATGAGAATGACGCATACAATTGTAACACCTCAACACATTAAAGCATTAAAAATGATGTGTAAAATGCAACTAAAACTAGATATATTTTTAGAAGAAGATGATATGACTTCATTTTCTAAATTACATATTCAGTACCAAAATTTATTACAATCATCTGGATTGAGACCAATAGATAAAGTTGGTGGAGACGAGGCAACAGGTATGCGGAGTTTTAGTCATATATATGAGGAAGTTGAAAAAGATGGTTTTATAAAACCAAAAAAGTACAAAATATCTCAAGACATTGTGGATTATAGTATTATGCATATAGAAAATTATACAAGGAAACTAGTAGGCAATCAGATATTAATAGAACCACCAATTGATACTCCAAAGATTGAAGAGATTAAAGGTGATATTATTGAGTAATATAAATAATTTTGCAGTTAAAGAAAAAAATGATAAAAGCACAGTGCTTAATAGTTGTGATTTTAATAATACAGATTATCAACGAAAAGATTTTGAAGAAATAAAAATGGATTGGAGACAATATTGTGAATTATGGAAATCTTATCCTGATTATTTTATAGATTTTATCAAAGCACCTGAATGTAAAATAGATTTATATTTTTATCAAAGAATATTTTTAAGAATATTTTTTAGATATCAAAAGGTATTCATTACAGCAACAAGAGGAACAGCTAAATCATTTACAGAAATACTTGCGATGTATCTAAAGTGTATATTTTTCCCAGGAATACAACAATTTATTTGTGCTCCTGGAAAAGAACAATCTGCTAAAATCTCCCAAGAAAATATAGAAAAGATATGGGAATATTACCCTATATTAATGGGTGAAATAAAATATAAATCATTTGCTAAAGATTATACTAAACTAATATTTCATAATGGTTCAAAACTTGATGTAGTACAGGTAAGAGATAGTGCTAGAGGTGGAAGAAGACATGGTGGGGCAGTAGAGGAAATTGCAGATGAAAAGTTCGATGGAGATTTATTAGCTTCAGTAGTTCTCCCATTAATGGCAAATAATAGAATTTCAATGTGTAAAGGCATTGATCCTGATGAAAAACATAAGCAACAATTTTATGTTACTACTGCTGGAACAAGACAATCATTTGCATATAAAAAAATGAAAGAAATATTAGGAGATATGGTAAAAGGTAAGTCTGCATTTGCAATTGGAAATGGATATGAACTGCCATGTTTACATAAACAATTGGATATAGATTTTATAATGGAATTAAAAGAATCCCCTACGTATAATCCTTTAGCATTTCAAAGAGAATACGAAAGTGTATGGACTGGTAGTGATACTAATTCATTAGTACAACTAGATGATTTAAATAAATGTAGAATATTAACCAAAGCTGAATTAAAAATAGAAGATAAAGATTGGGAATATGTATTGGCGTATGATGTTGCTAGATCAGAAGGTAATGCAAATGCAGAATCTTCACTTTCAATAATAAAAATAAAAGACAAAGGTAATGGAGAATATTTTAAATTGTTAGTTAATATTTATGGATTTGAAGGAACTCATTTCTTAGAACAGGCTTTATTCTTAAAAAGAATGGTTAATCAATATAAGGCAAGAATTTTGGTTATCGACTCTAATGGACTAGGAAAAGGATGTGTAGATTTCTTAACAACTGATATTGATGAAAATTTAATATATGAGGTAGTCAATGATGATAGGTTTGATAGATATAAAACTGCTGACTCAATACCTATGATATATAACATAGTAGCCCATAGTAAAGAGCATAAGAACAGTGATATACATAATGTATTTATAAATAATATTAGTAATCATAAAATTAAGTTATTAAAAACTGCTTCCTCTGTGAAAACGGAGATAAGTGAAAAAAGAAATATGACTATGG